TTACTGCTGGATTGCTTAGTCCTGAACAGTCCAGAACATTTTTAAGACAGACATTTGAAGCCACTCCGCTTGGAAATCTCATAAGACATGAGATGAGAAGGGCAAATGCCGGTGAAATTGATAAAATCGGTATTGCATCCCGTATCTTGAGAAAGAAAACCGAGGATACAGATGACGGTTACAGAGCAAAACCTACCTTCGGGAAGGTTGAATACTCCTGTACTCCTGTCAGACTTCCTTGGGAAATCACTGAGGAAACACTTAGAGAAAACATTGAAGGACAGGGCCTGGAAGCAACCATAACCGACCTGATGACCAGACAGCTTGGCGTTGACCTTGAAGACCTTTATCTCAATGGTGATACTGCTACTCTCGAGACAGATCCTGATTATGACTTCCTCAAAATCAATGACGGTTGGATTAAGCAGATTGAAGCAGGCGGCCATGTAGAGGATAGGTCAGCTATCAATGGCGGTGCTATGAGTGTTGATGTTTATTATGACGCTCTCCAGCAGATGCCCAATAAGTACAACAACGGAACATTGAGATGGTTGATGAGCCCCCGCAGGAAGCAGGAATGGGAAAGATACCTGATTGACAAGCTTATTACTGTTGGCGGCGGTATCACTGATAACCTCATCAACAATCCTGCTGCTATTCCGGCTGTACCGGTTCCTGCTCTACCTGATGATAAGATTATCCTTACCAATCCGAAGAACCTTGTTGTGGTTAACAGCTACAATGTCATTATCAGAAAGACCACAGAAGGTAAGGAAGCTATCATGCAGGATAAGCGCTTCTATGTAATTCACCTTGATTTCGACCCGATCATTGAGGAACTGGATGCCACAGTAATTGTAAAAGGCCTTGCAGCTATTTAAGGAGGTGCAGAATCTTGTCTGTAAAAATTAAATTGATAAAAGGCTTGTCTTATCGTGGAGGTAAGGATGGAACCCTGAGAGCCACAAAAGATAAGCCTTTTTGTATTGTTAAAACTATGGAAGAGGCCCGGGCAGCTATTGCCACGGGCCATTTCAAATTCGTTGAGGAAATAAAGGATAAAGAGCCGGAGAAAACCATTGGCAAAATGACAAAGGATGAGCTTGAGGATTATGCAGCTGAATTAGGTGTCGATATTTCAGACTGCAAAAATAATGACGAAAGAAAAGAAGCAATAAAAAAGGCACTTGAAGAGGCTGGAAGCGCTAAGGAAGCTAATGGCAAGGGTGAAGAGTCAAAAATACCTTTCGAGGAAGAATAGGAGGACGGCTTTATGGCTACAAGACCTTGGATAACTCCAGCGGATGTCAAAGATTACACCGAGTTCCCAAAGGTTAAGGAAAGACCAGATCCAAAGCTGCAGCTCGATATCGTGAGGGCGGAGCAGTACATCATCAGCAAGACGAATAATAAATTTGATGATGACGCTTACCCCACAATACCTGAGCCTGTTAAGCTTGCTACCATCCTTGTTGCTGAATTTTATGCCAATGCAGCTGCAGATGATGCTTCAAAGTTTGAGTCCGAAACCTTTGATGATTACTCATATACCAGGAGTGATATTAAGGTTGAGGACTTAGACTTGGAGCCACTTCTGAAAGACTATGTTATTGTTGCTTCAAAGAATCAGGTGTCAATGAATCTACGGAAGCTTTGAGAGGCAGGTGACGGTATGAGTATAGAAAACTTATTAGATCATAAATGTGATATCTACCACGCAATCAAGAATACTGCTGCTGCCTCCTATGGCTTGCCAGGTGAAGTAACCTTTGAATATCCTGAAACTCCTGACACTGCAAATGTACCGTGCCATTTTAGCGTACAAACGAACAATGAAGGCGTAAGCCAGACGGATCCTAAAAACATTTTAACAAGCAATCCCATGCTGACGTTCCCCATCGGTACTGATATCCGAATAAATGATAAGGTAATCGATAAGGGCAGCGGCCTTGAATACACTGCAGGAGTGCCACGGAACATAAGAAACCATCATATCAAGGTTCAGTTATACAGGACCAGTGTTCAGGAGGCTTTATAATGAGCAAACCAGTAGAAGTAGATTTGAGGGATTTTCAAAAGTTCTTCGATAAGCTTAGCAGAGCTGCAAAGAAGGATTTCAAGAAGCAGATAGCCGTATGGTTTGAAGCCTGCGGCTTTGAGTTTTTACGCATTGTTCAGGATGAGATTATCCGGAAACAGGTTGTAGATACTCGACTGCTTCTTAATAGCTTTGAGAAAGGCAGCAAGGATAATGTATGGGAAGTTTCAGATGGAGGCCTTACCCTGGAGGTAGGAACCAATGTCAGTTATGCCGAGTATGTAAATGATGGCCACTGGACCAATAAGAAGGGACAGAAAAGCAGGTTTGTTCCCGGACGTTGGCAAGGGGATAGATTTGTTTATGAAAGAGGGGCCAAAACAGGCATGGTATTAAAGCAGAAATGGATTGAAGGTTCTCATTACTGGGAGAGTGCTATTCGGATATTTGAGAGGATATTTGAAAAATCGCTCGACCGTAAAATTCAGGAGTGGATGGATAGATATTTCAGAGTGTGAGGTGGTTAGATGCTGGAGCAGGAACTGGCAAGTATAGCAAGGTTTATTTTTGACAATACCGGCATCCAGGCTGTTTATTACAATGAAATGCCGGAGAGCTTTCAAACTCCTTCACTCTACTTTCCTGTGCCAGAAGTCATGACCCGCGGAGACACAATGAATAGCTATGCATTGGTGTACTCATGGTATGTGAAAGTGTTTGATAAAAGGAGCAATACAGCTTATAACAAGGCATTTAATGCCTTAAATGCAATTAAGCGAAAGAGAAATCTTATACCGCTTATCAATCCGGATGGTACTCCTCAACAGAAAGGAATCCGAATAAGGGATCCTATGCTTACTAAGCTGGATACTGGGGTTGTGCAACTGAAGATTGATTGGGATAGTGTGAGAGAGTTTGAAAAATCAACGGTTGAAAAGGTACAGTCGATTGTCATAGAAGGTTGGAGCAATCCTGATGTATATCTTACACGGGCGGTAGAAGTAGCCTTTGAAACAGCTATAAATAGTGCATTGTTCAATTATCCATTAGCCGGTACGAAAGTAACCGGGGAATAAAGGAGGCGATTTAGTGGCTAAAAATGAGGCTGAAAAAGCAGCAAAATTTACAGTTGAGCGCTTGCGTATGGCTTGTACTTCACTGTTTGGAGTGAGCACAAGCACTTATGATGGCGCCACACATGGACTTAAAGGTGAATACACCGTAGAGGAAATGAAATCTATCATTCAGAAATGGATGAAAAAGGAGGTTAAAGCGTAATGGCTGGAGGAACTTTTGACCCTTTGGTTGGAAAGGTTAGACCGGGAACCTATATCAACTTCCGGTCAATCAAGCAAGAAAGTAAACCCTTAAGTGAAAGAGGAATTGTCCTTATTCCGCTGCTCAATGCCGACTGGGGTCCACACAAGGAGTTTATTACGATTACTCAGGATGCACCTGATGCGAATTTCGCAAAGTTGGGTCATTCTGTGTATGACATCAATGACAATATGCTCTTAATCAGAGAAGCTCTGAAAAGGGCAAGAATGGTAATTGTGTACAGGCCTACTGACGGAGTGAAAGCTACAGCTACAGCTGCTCCACTGACCGTTACAGCAAAATACTCTGGTGAGAGAGGAAATGATCTTAGGTTTGTGATTGCTACAAACCCTGTATCGGGAAAAGATTTTGTGCTCTATCTTGGAACGGAAAAGTTGTTTGAGGTTAATGGGATCACCAATGTTGAAGATTTACCTGCAAATGATTGGGTGACATTCTCCGGGACAGGAGCACTTGCGACAACGGCAGGAACAAACCTTGCCGGAGGTAGTAACGGAGTTCAGGTAAATGGTGATATTACTGATTTTCTTGATGATTCCGAAATTGTGAAGTGGAATAGCCTTGCATTCCCTATTACTGATGCAACCCTACAGGCTGCTCTAAAAACCAAAATAAAGTATTTCAGAGAGTCGGTAGGAAAGTATGTAAAGGCCGTTGCACCTGATTTCCCTGCAGACTATGAAGGAATTATCAATGTTACCAATTCGGTTAAGCTTGCAGACGGTACAGAATTGACTAAGGCCCAAGCGACTGCATATGTAGCTGCACTGGATGCAGCCGCACCGAATAATAAGTCAAATACCTATGAGAGATATGACGGAGCTGTGGATGTTATTGGCAAGAAGAATCATGAGCAGGCAGTTGCTGCTATTAACAACGGTGAATTCTTCTTCTCCATGAATGAGGACAAGGTTGTTGTTGAGTACGATATCAACTCCCTTGTAACCATAGTTGCTCCTAAGGGTAGCGATTACAAGAAGAATCGTGTCCTAAGGGTATTTGACACCTTCGCAGAGGCTCTGCAGAACAATTTCCCGCCGAATAAGTATGATAACAGTCCGGATGGATGGGACATCATGGAGGGAGTCGGTAAAATCCTGCTTCAGGAATTTGCAGATAACCATGCAATAAAGAATGTTGATATGGATAACGACTTCCTTGTGGACAGAGTTAAGTCTACCGGCGACAAGACTTTCTTTAAAGTCGGCCTTGAACCTGTAGACAGTGCTGAGAAGTTGTATTTTGATATAAAAACAAGGTAAAAAAGGAGGGATGACAGTTGGATAGAGATCGTATGAGCTTGAGAGAAGGGAAAGCCTTTATTGATGGTGTAGAGATATTGGACCTCATGAAACTGGAGCTCTACTTTACACCTGAGGTTGTAGAAAGCCGCTCTGTTGGCCAAAAAGGTGTGTCCAGGCGTTATATCGGCCACGATATTACTGGTAACATCACTGAATATAAGAGCACACCTTGGATCAAAGACATCATCAAGAGATACAAGGCCACAGGTGAGACACCGAAGCTCACCATACAGGGTATTCAGGACGATCCAAACTCTGACTATGGCAGAACCTATGGCAGAGATAAGGTAACTGTAGTCGGCGTAGTGCTGACGGGAGATTTGCCCCTTTTAATGCTGGACAGTGAAGGGGAACTCGTTCAAAACGAAGTGGAATTCGGAGCGTATGATGTAATGTTCTAATAAGGTTGCTCCCTCTGGTATCAGGGGGAGCTTCACTTTTGATTGGAGGTATAAGAAATGTCAAATCTCAGTTTGAAGTATTTCATGGTTGATAGCCTTAAGAAGGATGAAATTGTTGAGGTGCCTGGTGTTGAAACATTCAAAGATGATGAGGGTAAGCCGGTACCTTTTCAGATCGTGAAGCTCGGTACCGCAAGGCTTAATGAAATCAGAAAGGCCTTTACGGTTAAAAAGCTTGTTAAGGATGCAAAGGGTAAGCAGGTTTATTCAAAGACCGGGGAACCGTTGTTCCAGGTTGATTATGATAGCGCAAAGGCGACTAACAAAATCATTGTTGAGAGCCTAAAGTTCCCGAACCTTGCTGACCCGGAACTTATGAAGTTTTATGACTGCGTAGATGTGTTGGAAATGCCAATGAAGCTGTTTAAGAATCCAAATGATTTTAAGTATGTCTCCCAGCAGGTGCTGATTGTTAACGGTATGGCTGACGGGGATGAAGAAGTGGATGAGGAGCTTATTGATGAAGTAAAAAACTCATAAGCGGTGGGGATGATCCAGAAGCTAAATGGGCCCACATCTTATGGCAGAGAAAAAGGCTAAGGCCTGAAGAATTTGAAAGTATGCCATATAAGAGAAAGCTATTTTATATCGGCTCAGAGCTCTTAGAAATGGAGAAACCCATCGACCCGCTTAACATAATCGTAAAAGCTCTATCTGAAGTAAAACGCAGAAAACATAGGGGAAGGAGGTAAGTGATGTCTGCTACATTATCAGCAATATTTAAAGCCCAGGACAATGTAAGCCGTGCTCTCAGCAATATGGACAAGCAGGGCAATGTCGTTATGGGCACTTTTAAGAAGCTTGCAGGGGTAATGAGCGGCGTGTTTGCCGGGTACAAAGTGGCTGAGTTTGCAAAGGACAGCACCCAAGCTTTTGTAGATTTTGAAAACGGAATGAACGAAGTATTTACCCTGCTTCCTGATATCACAGAGCAGGCCATGGGAGAGATGACAGCGCAAGTAAAGCAGTTTAGCAAGGCTGCCGGAGTGCTTCCTGAAAAGACGGTTCCTGCTCTTTATCAGGCACTATCTGCCGGAGTTCCAAATGATAATGTTTTTGCATTTTTGGAAACAGCAAATAAAGCAGCTGTTGGTGGGGTAACGCAGCTTGAGACTGCAGTTGATGGCTTATCCTCAGTTGTTAACGCATACGGCGCCGATGTAATAGACGTTAATAAGACATCTGATCTGATGTTTACAACTGTAAGGCTTGGTAAAACAAATTTCGAGCAATTGAGTCAATCACTATTTAATGTTTTGCCTTCTGCATCAGCTGCTGGTGTGAAATTTGAAGATGTTTCTGCTTCCCTTGCTGCTTTGACTGCTCAAGGTGTGCCGACTTCAGTAGCCACAACGAGGGTTCGTGCTGCCATAGATGAACTTTCAAAGGCAGGTACGAAGACGGACCAGGTATTCCGGGAGGTAGCCGGTAAAAGCTTCAAAGACTTTATTGCTCAAGGTGGGAACCTTCAGCAGGCCTTGCAGTTACTGGAGAAGGAGGCTAAGCGAAACAATTTAGGCATCAATGACCTGTTTAGCAGTATAGAGGCTGGTGGTGCAGCGCTTGCATTAACCGGCAAGGGTACGGAAACATTCACAAAAGCTATGGAAGAGATGTCTAAAGCGACCGGAGCCACTGATGCTGCATTTGACAAGATGGAAAAGGGCTTAAAAAGAAAAATAGACAAGATGAAAGCAAACTTTGAAGTCTTTAAGTTAGAAGTAGGTGGCCGTTTAGCAGGAGCCTTTAACATTGCTTTTGATGCCGGTACAAAGTTTATTGGTTTCCTGAATAGTAAATTCGGAGCAACCTTAAACAAAGTATCGTCAAAACTCAAATCATTTTCCGACCTTGCAAGCGAGCTGGGAAGCTCATTTGTAGAAGGTGTCAAAGAGGCATTCTCAGGCGGCGATATCATGAGTATATTTGACCGCACCTTTGGCAGCGTAGAGAAACTTCTTAAAGCTGTATTCGGTGAAAAGGCCGGCGGGACAATCAGCTCATGGGTTGCAAAAGTAATAAGCATTATAGAGAAGCTGCAGCCTACATTCACAAGCATTAGAAACTGGGTAATAGATGCAATCCCGACTGTTCAATTTATCTTTGAAGATGTGTTTGGGACCGTTGGAAAGGTAGTGCAGGATGCGTATGATATATTCACTGATACCCTTTTACCGGTAATCGATTCGATCAGAAAAAAGATAGATGAGAATATGCCGGCAATCAGACAGGTTACCCAGGAAGCGTTCGACAAGATTACGGATGTGGTTGAGTTTGCGTCAGGGAAAATAAAAGACTTTACCAACTGGGTATCTGAATGGCTTCCTCTTGAACCTATAATAATCGGGATAGGAGCTACCTTTGCAGCGTGGAAAGTAGGTAGCATTGTTTATGATGCCACCAGGGCAGTAGTTTTGTTTGGAATCGAATTGGTTAAGCTGCCAGGTAAACTTATTGCGGCCACAGTTGCTCAATGGAACCTGGTTACAGCAAAAATCGCAGACAAGGTTGAAACACTGGCAATCATAGGTCTTTATGCAAAAGATTTCGTGGTGGCTCTGTGGAATACCGTATCTGCAATCGGTGCTCAAACAGCTGCATGGATAGCAAACAAGGTTCAGGTAGCAGCTCAGGCAGTAGGCCTTTTGGCATTGAAAGCTGCACAGATAGTAAATACCGGTATAACCTGGGCAATGACAGCTGCTCAGTGGGCTTTAAATGCAGCCTTTATCGCAAGTCCTATCGGTTGGGTTGTGCTCAGTATAGGTGCATTGATAGCTGCAGGTGTATTGCTCTACAAGAACTGGGATGTCATCAAGGCTAAAGCTGTTGAGCTGTGGAATAAACTGATGGAAGTCTTTAGACCTATAGTTGACTATATAAAGAATACATTCATTACTGCCTTTGAAGGTTTGAAAACAGTGTTTAACGGTATAATCCAGTTTATTACCGGAGTGTTCACGGGGAATTGGCAAAAAGCCTGGGAAGGAGTAAGGAACATATTCTCCGGCATATTCCAGTATCTTGGAGCAATATTCAAGACGCCAATCAATGCAGTGATAACCTTGATAAACAAAGCTATCCAGGGGATTAACAAGCTTGATATAAAAATACCTGACTGGGTACCGTTACTTGGTGGTAAGGGGTTTGAGATAAATATTCCTGAAATACCGATGTTGGCCAAAGGTTCTATAGATGCACCTGATATGTTTATAGCTGGTGAAAAGGGGCCTGAGCTGATTGTCGGTGCAGCTGGCAGTACTGTTTTTCCTGAACGAGAGACCAATAAAATCCTTGAAGGCCTTAGCAGACCAGTAAATGTAGCTGTTCCAAAGTCTGAGGTTCTTAACCCAATAGAACAGCAAGAAAGTACCATAGTTGAAGAAAAGCATATTACACTGGATATCAACGGTAGCGGCGAACTCAGGTTTGACATTGCTGCTTCAAAGGAATCTATCCTGGAGCTGCTCCTTGAATACCTGAAGCCAATACTCATGAAAATCCTGAAGGAAGAAATCTTTGAGGAAGGGGAGATGAGCTATGAGTTCTAAATATCAGTACTGGCTGACATTCAATAACGAAAAAGAACGGCTTAGGCTCCCCGTTCTTCCGGAAAGTTTTAAAGTAGTGAATGGCAGCAAGAATGAGAGCGTTGATATCTCTGGACTTGGAGAGATAACTGTTAAGCAGGACAGGCCTGCCATGGTGTTCTCTTTCAGTTCTTTCTTTCCAAGTGCGAGTTTTCCGGGAATTGAATATTCCAATTTTCCTAATCCTGAAACCTGCAGAGCTACAATTGAGCAGTGGAAAGAAGCGGACCAGCCTATTCACTTTATCATCACAGGATCCAGAATAAATATATTCGCCACAATTGAAAATTTCGAGTATGAGGAAAGAGGCGGAGATATTGGAACCTTGCATTATTCAATCACATTGAAAGAATTCAGACCGGTTCAGATAAGACAGGTAAAGGTGAATGTCAGTACAGGAGCTGCCAGCATCAGCAAGGAAAAGCAAAGGCTTGACAACCGTGTACAGCCTTCCGTTTATATAGTAAAGGCAGGAGATTACCTATATAAGATTTCAAAGAATGTGCTTGGAAATGCTAACAGGTGGAAAGAGATTGCCCAAATGAACAGCATAAATGCTCCTTATACCATATACCCAAACCAGAAGTTGAAAATGCCGGGGTGATTGAATGATTGGATTGATACTCTTAAAGAATGGCAAGGCATTCGACATAAGCAACCTTGTTGAAACAGTAACATGGAGCGGTAGGAAAGGAGCTGCAGGGCGTTCTATTTCAGTAACGCTTATTGATAGCGGGGATTACGGATATAAGCGATCAGGGATAGATGTCGAAGATGGAGACCATTGTCTGTTTACATGGAAGAATGAAGAGTTGTTTCAGGGGTTAATTGTGGATCAGGGACAAAACAAGAGCAAGAAGTTGACCTTCAAAGCCAGGGATAACCTGATTTACTTCGCAAACAATTCTGATACCTTCAATTACAAGGATAAAAAGGCAAGTGAAATCTTCGTTGATTGCTGCCAGAGATTTAAAATATCCTACGGTGAAGTGGCCGATACCGAACATAGAATCCCAACGCTGCCTAAGCCTGATGCTACTATTTTTGATGTGATATGTGACGCTCTAAGCATTACTTATAAGGCTACAGGGGTTAGATATTACCCTGAATCAAAAAAGGGCAAGGCGAGGCTAATAAGGCGAAGGGACAATGTAAAGCAGTGGGTGATTGAAACCGGGCAGAACCTTATCGATTATGATTTTTCAAAGTCCATTGAAGACATAGCAACAAGAATAAAGCTTATGAGTGATAAAGGTACTGTCATAGCTGAAAGTGTTAATGATGCCCTGGAGAAGAAAATCGGAATATTCCAAAAGACAGAAAAACCAGACGACAAAATGAATACTGCCCAGCTCCAGCAGATGGTAGATAGCATGCTGAAAGAAAAAGGTGCGGTTAAGACCAGTTTAAGTATTTCAGGCCTGGGAATACCGGATGTAATCAGCGGGGTTGGCGTATATGTAATCATCAAGGAACTGGGAATAAAGCGCAGCTTCTATGTGGATGAGGACAGTCATACTTTTAAAGGCAACTACCATTCCATGAATCTGCAGCTTAATATGACAAATGAGTTTTAGGAGGTGGTGGGACCATGGCAGAGGCAACAAGCATTAAACAGTTAATACAGGGAATGCAGGTTAAGGACATGGATATTGTTGAAGGTGAGGTTATTTCGGCAGATCCTTTGAAGATTAAGCTTGTAAACAATGAAAAGATGGTTCTTGACAAGGACATCATGGTAATTCCGAAGCACCTTACGGACTACACTGCCAG